CTTTCTCACAGTAATCTTAAGACTTACTATATTTTAAATTTTCAATTGCTTCAATATCATAAATGGCAATTATCTGAAATTGAAAATTTAATACCGTGGGAAAGGGAGATATACGTTCTACAGTTAGAACAATATATCCAAGAGGAAAACATAAAGTTAGAAAACCAACGTAATTCGATGAGCAGATAACATGCCTACTTATAACTACGAAGCAATCGACAAATCAGGGGCCCCGAGTAAAGGAACCGTTACTGCATCTAACGAAAAAGAAGCATTGATGGATATTAGACAAAGGGGTCTTTTTACCACATCATTATCAGAAGGTGGTGGTGCTGCTGTAGGAGAAGCAACTTCTTCTTCTGAGTTGAAGAAGTCATCAAAAAGATTGCTTAATAGATTATTGGGTGGTATGGGTAATGGAAACGCATCTGGTTTTAGTTTAAAAACGCCTTCTGGTGGGAAAACTCCTGACGCCGGAACAAGAACAAAAACAAAAACCGTAAGAGTACAAAAAGGTTTTAAATTTAAAGCAGTGGGACCAGACGGAAAACCCGTCAGTGGTGTATTAGCAAGCGCCTCCACTGAAGAAGAGGCAGCAACAACTTTAAGAAAACAGGGGTTATTTCCTGAATCCATAAAACCAAATGTAGAAAAAGAAAAAACTCAGGTTCAACTTCCTCCTGCAAAAAAGAAATTCAAAAGAACTGGTGCATTCTTTGGTACTCTAAAGAAAGAAGGAATTTCTGGGATCAAAAAAGCAGGAGACGATTTACTTTCTGCAATACCCGGAGGACAAACTCTTAAGAAAGCAGTTAAGGCAGCAAGAGGTGCAGGTTCGGAGGAAGACGAAAATAGTGAAGAAGTAGCACAAGCAACAGGAGAAGCACTGGAAACAGGTCTTGAACGTTCTATCGGAAAAGAAGGTGAAGGTCCACCTCTTATAGAAACACTTGCTGCCATGTTGGAAGTTAATAGTTCTGGGTTTGCCCTTCTGCACGATGATCTTATAAACTTGGGCGAAAAACTACAAGTATTAGTTCAAGCACAATTAGATGCTAAACTTGATAATAAAGAGTTAATGAATGAAATGAAAAAACGAGGTAGAGGTGCAGGTGCAGGTGCTGCTGGTGGTACAGAAGGTGATGGAGACGATGGTGATGGAGACGATGGTGGTTTCGGAATGATGGATGCCCTTTTCGCAGCAGATATGCTAAGAGGTAGGGGCGGCCGAGGTAGGGCAGGAGTAGCAGGAGGAACGAAAGGAACGAAACGAGGCACTAGAGCAAGAAGAAGAGCAGTAAAAAAACGAGCAAAGGGTATAAGAAGAGCAGGCCGTGGACGGTTTGGTAGAATAGGACAGTTATTCTCTCGTGCAGGTGGAGTATTAAAAAATACTAGGGTAGGTGGTACTGTTACAAAAGCAGGAGGTGCTGTTGGTCGTGCAGGAGGTGCTGTTGGTCGTGCAGGTGGTGCTATTGGTCGTGCAGGTGGTACTGTTGCAAAAGCAGGAGGTGCTGTTGGTGGTGCGATGGGTCGTGCAGGTAGTGCTATTGCTTCCAAAGTTCCGGGTTCTGGTACACTGGGACGAGGAGCAGCAAAAGTTGGCGGTAAAGCATTGAGAGCGTTAGGTCCACTTGGATTACTAGCGGGTGCTGGTATGGGTGCATTCTTCGAAGGAGGAGATGCAAAACAAAGAGCATTAGCGAGCGGTGCTTCTGAAGGACAAGCAAATGCAGAAATGATAGGTGGTGGAGCGTTGGGTGCATTGGATGCATTTAATCCGGTGAAACTTATTACCATGTTTGCACCAGAAGATAGTATGCTTGGTAGGGCACATGAAAATATGTCGGTCGAGAATCAACTCGAAGGTGTGAAAGCACTTGGTGATTCTTCCACATACAGACAAATCGCTTCAACGTTGTCGTTTGGTATGATCGAATCCGGTGCTGATCAAGTAGCAAGAGAATCAGATGAAAGACTTGACAAGGTTAGAAAACGAGGAGAATTTTTCCGAGGGTTGATAGCGGCAGCAGACGGTAATGAGGGTCGCGCCCAACTTGCGTATTATAAAGCATTACTTTCCAAAGCAGAAAAATCAAAGGCATCGGGTGAATCGAACTTCTCCCTACAATACTTCAAAGGTCCGAAGATGAACGTTTCCACGGACGATGCAATTGAAAGACTTAAGGGTAGTGTAAAGATGGCAGAAAATATGATTGCTTTTGATGAAGAAGCAGGTCAAAGTGTAGGGAATGCTATTTCAACTACCAGCAGACCCACACAAGAAATGAAAGCGGTTGCAGCAAATGTAGTAAACCGATCTGCCTCTAATGAAGTGGAGAATATAACAAATGTAAACTCTGCTACTACGATGGTAAATTCACCATCCAATACAACTCAGATATCTTCAGATGGTGGTGGAAATTCTGTTGGAGATTCTCAAATGAACGAACCTTCGTTTAGAAAGTCTGCATCAGAAACACAAAGAGCAAACATGTTCTAAAAAAGAAAAGGGGGGAATTTATTCCCCCCTTATCCATACAGTTTCTAATGAATTTTCAATCCTCTGATGCCAACTTCTCGAAGTAAGAGAGAGCATCACTAGCATCATCACCATCATTATCAGAGGTTTCACTCACAGAAACTTTGGGTTCTGGAATACTAACGCTTTCCGCAGTAGCAGTTTCGGAACCATCAGCCGTTGCACGAATATCACCACCGATTACATCATTAAGACGAGTCTTCAACTCATCATAAGTCTTGTACTTATCGGGATCTACAAACTCATTCAAAGGATACTGCTGCTTCCAGAGTCGTTCGAGTGCATCATCATTACCCTCAATGAGAGTAGTTGGTGTTGCAAACTCTGACTTATCATAATTGATAAAACCAGAAACCTTACGAATCTTCAATTTGAAGTCCGCACCACCCCAGAAATCGAAAGGGTTGATTGGTTCTTCATCTTGAAACTCGGGTTGCATTGCTTCTTTGATCTTGTTGAAGATCTTCTGTCCGAAACGATAAAGGTAAACCTTACCTTCATTTTCCGGATTTGCTGGATCAGAAACCACCATGATATTAGAAACATAGTTGGTTCTGCGACGACGACTTCGAGCGATATCCTTATCGCTCTCTACACCACTGTTCCAGAGTTGACTGTTCATCTCAGAAACAGGATCCTTCTCCCCCAAGGTAGTCCTTGAGTTTTCAATATACCACCCACCGGGGCCTTGAAACCCATGGGAGTAGTACTTTGCCCAAGGAAGATCCTCTCCCTCACAGGCAGGAAGGAAACGAACAACAGCATAACCATTGCTCGAAGAATCCAGTTCAGGACGCCAGAAACGATCATCCTTGTAGGATTCCTTCTTATCCATCTTTTCTAGTTTGTTGGTTAGGTCAGAGATACCACTCTGAGAACGCTTTTTGAAATCTGCAAATGACATATATTTTTCTCCTGTATATGACTTGTAGGAACTCCCTACGATTATTTCTTTCACGGGAACTCCCCGCGATACTCTATAATTATATAGTATGTTTAGATGAAGTCAAGTTAAAAGGGTAATTTTGGTTTTTTATTTTTGAGTAGATTTAGATCTCTGGCTTCCATTTCTAGTTTTTCTTTTATCGGTTTAGATAAAAATTTTCCCATGACTTCCGGATCTATTCTTTTATCTTCGCATACTGCAAGAACGGCATCTATATAATTCATAGAGCCAGTTAAAACATATTTCTCAATACTATTTGTGATATCTTTTTCTTCTGGTAAAATCATTGTGGTGACTCCTTTTAAAGAATTATAACCTCTCTTATAGATAAGTCAACCATATACATATATATTTAGGAACAATAATAAAAAATCGGAGAACTTCTAAATGACCATCTGGGACTCAAATCAAAATAAAGCAGGACAAACTGGCGACAACGTTATCATAGGTGGAGCAACCTATGCAATTGCTACAGACTGGGGTTCTGGTGGTGGTACAGGGTTTACTGGCGCACATGTTCAGATTATTAAAACTGCATGGGGCGACACAGATAATACCTACAGAACATCTAAACTTGCACCATTGCCAGTTCAAATATTCGACGGCAGTCAAGGAACAACCGGAGCAATAATTGATGGTTCTGTTAATGCATTGAAGATTACTGGTGGAGTCCACTTCAATAAGAAACTTGAAATAGCAGGCGGACAGGTTGATGGTCATAACCGTCCAGTAGTAACTGGTATTATTCAGATCGTAGGTCCAACTTTCGGAAAGAGCGGTCCTACCGCTTACGCAGCAGGACACGGACTCAAGGAAGCAGACTTCAATCCGATTAAAGTAACAGGTTCTGTTCAGGGTATTCTAAACGGAACTCCAATTACAGTTACTTTTGGTACTACCGGAGACGGCGCACACATTCGTCGCCTATATGGAGGACCAGTTGGTTACGATGGAACAACCGGAGAAGACCTAGTAACAGCAAACAGAAATACTCTTAAGAGAGATATTGATTATGTTGCCGTTCAGGGTATGCAATTTGGTTTCCCTATTGGTATCACTGGAACCACGGGAGCAGGAGGAAAGGCAGCGTCCATTCCAACCAGAGGACTTTCTTATGGTAGAAAGAATCGTGATAACAGCGAAAACCACAATAGAGGCGACAGTGTAACGATATACGGTCAGCCAAATGATAAAGCAAGGGTTTCTCGTCCCATCGAAGTTACTGGTGGTGTTGTAATCTCAGGTATTCCTGCTGGTGCAAGTTTCGAAATGAGAAACTTAGTATACGGAAGAGATAATGTAGCAATCGGTGGACTAGATGGTACTACCGCTGCACAGGTGAAAATACTTGCGGGAGATGGTACACCAATTGGTGCTTCTGCTGGAGCATTGAAAGTCGCCGTTGATAATGGTGCGTTCAATATCACAGCGAATGTATATACCAATACCTATGTACAGAATGCAACTGGAGACTCTCTCAAGGTAAGAGGTGTAACCACAGAAAATGTTGTTGTACAAGGACCACTCGCAGGAGGAGCATTAGAAGTTGCAAGTCCATCTGGGTTGAACACAAGAAGATTGACTCATACTACCGACACGGTAGGTCTTGGTGGTATCGCAAATACCAACCTCACAAACATCAAATCAGAAGTTAATAAGATTGAAGATACAGCACTTCTTATAAGTGGTAGGGTCAATACTATTAAAACTGACATTGATGGGTTGAAAGAATCAATCAACGCATTCAAAACTATGGCTGAAGCGGGATCAGGATCTAAAGATTCTCACCCAGTCATAGTAACGC